CCCCAACTTCGTAAAGTCCTCTTAACCAAGCATGGTTAGAAAAACTGACGAGGCTGGGAAGATGGCTTGAACCTACTGAGATTTCTCCTGGCGGGACTCGATAGTAAAGTGGAGTCACATCGACTCCACAGAACGCATCGACCCCGCAGCTTTCCTTGAAGTTTCCCGCAAGGAAGCTCTTCTTGAGATTGACCGCGAGGCCAAGCTCAGAAAGACAGGAACAGACCTGGTGCGCAAACTGCGTGGGTACGACGATGTCATCGCCGTAGACGCGCACTTGCCTAGCAGCGGCTCTTACAGATCCGTAACTTGGACGACGTCCAAGTTGTCGGGTAATTGCTGCGATGCAAATCACAGCAAAAACTACCGACTGAACCGGAAACGTAAGTGCGTTACCCATACCGGCAAACTTGCGGAGTTCGTAGATGTTTCCATCTACATCACAACGCGAGCTGCGACAACTGACCATATCCTCAAAGAAATGAGGAACGTGGGCGAAGATCTCTCGAACCAATCCAAGTCCGAGAAGATCACTCGCCGACTTCAGGTCAATCGTTGCATACTTGTCGGTTATGGATCCTTCCAGAGCCAAAGTTTGATTCGGCGTCTGGTCGGATAATGCAAGGCATCGATTCAATATCTTGCAACGTGATATAGCATCACGAAGCTCGAGATTGTACCGCTGTTGCATAAACTGATGCAACACCGGCTCGATAGTAATTCCGCGCCGCGAACGAGAGTTCTTTGGCACGGAACAGAACCTTGCAATGCTGCTAGAAGCACCGTCTATGGAGGACTTTAGACGAGCCCTAACGATGGAACTGTTCATAGAAGCTACGAACAGACCTTCGAAATTGCTCCTCTGGAGCACAAGATGATCATCACTGATCGCTTGTGAAACCGCCTGCCACTTCTGGTTAGGCGAAAGTTTCTCCATGACAGCCCCTGGGCCGTGCTTTGGAAGACGCGCTTCTCTCTCGATTAAAAGAGAGGATAGCGTCAACCGGGACACGGATCGAACGTGATGAAGGAGGTCTGGAGGAAATACTTCCAGAACTCGAGCGTCACAGTCGATAAACTCCCTAGCGGATTTGCAGTGGAGATCAAATTCTCTACTGCTACCGAGAGGAAGTTTCTTAAACATGTAAAGGACCTCACGTAGGACCTTTACAACGCCTAAGTTAGGCGTTTGTTTAAGATGCCCAGTCGATGGCTCAAACACTTCAGATAGCAAACCTCCGAGAAATCGGGGGAGAGCACCAGAGTGCGCGAATGCACTCGGGCAGCTGAACCGCCCAGAGGAAAGCCCTAAGTCTAAGGCTTCACCGAGGGACGGTAAGGTTATGGTGAGAAAGCCATAACCCTCGTGTTTGAACCTAAACTCAACCGTGATGACATCACGGTTGATACCTTTCACACCAGGCTCCAGCCTTTTACACGAATGTAAAAGGCTGTAGAGGAGATCTACTGGACTTTTCATGATTCCCTCCATGAGGTGGATCATTCCAGTCCATGCGGATCCACGGATGGAGCTAACGCTTCATCCTCCACAGGGCAAGAAACCCGAAGATCAAGGTGAGACAGAAAGCCACAAATCCCATGTAGGGATCAAGGCGAACTATCCCATCGACGACCTTCGCCGCCTCTTCGATCGACGACGACGAAACCACACGAATGAAGTCATCATGTGGTCGAATCGAAGCGATCCAGCCGTGGGAACCGAAAATTTCTGTGAAAACCACAGGAACTGTCGGATCACGACTGGAACTGAAGAAGACGGAGTGGGGTCACCTCGGAGTCGAAAACGAAGTCCCTGAGAGCGGTAGTCAACGCCACCATAGCGGTGTTGTCGAAACCGAAATCAGGAACAAAGATCGACATCGAGACTGCTGCGGCTTTCGGCTGTACCAACCCCGTAAACGGATTGGTTGCATTCACGGTCTTCGTCAACTTGACGTAGTGCCGTGAACCCAACTTCGTTGTCTGGTGGTTGATCATGGTCGAATAGCCATTCGCCCCCGTATCAACTCGTTCGGACCCGTAATTGTCCGAGCGAATGATGCTGAGCACAAGCTCAGGGGTAGGCGAAGCAGCAGCGACCGTTACAGGATCTGCAAGCATGGAGTCTCCTTCTGAAATATGGGTTGACGATAGCAAGCTATCGCCGCGCTGCAATAAGCGCACCCAGGATGGAAAGTTGATATGGGGTTAATGACCCCACATCATCGATGGTTGACACACCATATCCATTCGCAAGACTCTTTCGAGTCTTATAGGTATACTGCAGACGACATTCATACGAGCAACGTGGATGCTTATCCATGTTGACCGCAGTGAATGGGTTAGTAGATAACCTAGTCGAAAGATGGTGCTCGGTCCATTCGACGCGTTCTGCGAGATCACCTTCAATAAAGCAGGTGATAACGCCCCAATTGACTAGAGATCGGTCAGAGTTAATTGTCTCGATTGACTCGAGATAATTCCCAATGCCGATTGACCAGTCAAGAAGCCAACTCCAAGGGATCAACTCATATAGATCCGCGAAAGTTGGGACAACGCCGAGTTTCCTGCGGAAAAGTTCCGCTTGAAACTCAGGGATTGCGACAGTAGGGAAGTCAAACTTCGCGTTAAGTGTAACACGAAGTGAGGGCTTTACACTATGTTTCAAAGTGTATTGCCTATCCGATACTCTCGCGATTCCAGGGAAGGAATCTTCCTCGAGATAGACCGACGGGAACCCAGGACCCTCTTCGATGGGCAAGCCCATCGATGAGCGGAACGTTGTCCCGACCCCTGAACGAGATTGCAAGTACGCAATTCTCTTGCTTATCTTGTTCGGGACGGACAACAACTGAAGTCCATCGCGATACATCTGCTTCCATCCGAAGACATAACCAAGATATTCTCTTGGTATATCTTTAAGGATGGCACCTGAGTTCTTCCATAAAGCATGGATTTGCTCAGGTGAAAGCGACTGATAGAAGCGCTTCAGGTCTCCCAGAGTTCTCCGCAATTGGAGAATAGATCTGGGAAGGTCCTTCAGCTCCGCTATCGATCTGAACATTGTCATATCACGCGAAGCAGGTAATGCTTGTGCAACTAGCTTGGGCCCCTTTTCGTTAAGGAGTCCAGAGGCTTTGGTCTGACAATAGTTCAAGAGGTTATTGCGGGAGGACTCAGTCAGGCGGCGTGCCGGACCGTCATGCTGGTAAGTTTCGATCCTTCGCGTGTACGATCTATTGAACGTACCTACTGGGAGCGATCCAGACCAACTGTCGATCACATCACTATACCTTACCGTCATCGGTGCAGAGTAGACGTGGAATTTGAAACTATCAAATTCCCCGTTTTCCGAGCCACGAGGGCGGGTACGGCGAGTGGTGTCGTTGAAGACAATGGGAAGAGACTGCTGTTGAGGCAGGTTCGTAACCCATTGATTATCGACAGCTTTACCATCGTCTATGATCTCGTTAGAGACCATATTCGTCCCATAAACCTCTTCACGGTTCCGTATTCGACGAAGGTCGAGCACAGAATTCATGGAGCGGCTACGGGAACGGTTAGCTGGCGAAACCTTGACAGGTGATACCTTGAACTTGTAAAAAGGATCAATCGCAGCTGCGAAAGATCTAATTACAGACAAGGGAATCAGCTGATAAACAAGGTATTCAACGCCTTGTGCATGCCGATGAATCCTTTCGAAGGAGAACCGGAATAACAATTCCGGATCAAGCGACGTAACACGGTACGGATCGGAAATCCAATCCGTATAGTATCCGTCTCGCTTCTCCATGAAAGAATCTCCCTACTGGTGTGAAAGGGCTTTACTGGCGAAAAGCCAGTGGCGAACCCGCAAG